GTATTCCACTAATAAAATATATTAATTCCATTTTCTATTGTTATATACTCCAATATACTAACCCGTATCAAAGGGTCCACACAATTTTATAAAATAAATGTAGGAATATTGTATATACGGATGTATAGATGTGGGTATGTATAAGAGAAAGAGTCGTTTTTTCCTCTATGGTACTGGGCAGCCTAATGTACTCGCCCAACCTGTGTTTGGTAATGGACCATAAACATTTACATTTGCTACACTAGTAGAGTTACTTTTGATAAAACTATAAGTTCCAATATTATTGACTTCTGGATATCCGTCACTTAAAATAACATTAGGAGAAGTACCCCCGGCTGCTAAAGGATAAGTTCCTCCTTCGGGAGCTACTTTTCCTTCTAAAGAAGATGTTAAAGTTGCTCTTTGATTAGAAATTATAGGTGAAACTATATTGTAAGGAGTTGGGTTTGCCGAAATATATCCTGTATCAATTACTTGATTACCATCCCATTCTACAACCCATCTATCGGGAATGTTAACAGGGTTTGGTGTTAATGTTGATGTCCCTACCCCACTTCCTAAAATGCTTTCTAATGCTGTAGGATAATTTTGAGCACCTTGTTGGAAGTTTTGTGTAACATCACATGCTTCTACTTCTGGTGAAACCTCCATATCATAATCCCCTGTTGCCCTAAAAAATACTCCACTTACGGGCACATCTATTTCTGGGGTAAATAAAAACGAAGAAGTTTGTGGTGTATTACTATTGGTATTTAATTCATAAGAAAATATATAAGGTGACTCAATTAAAGTGTTAGACCCAGAAATATTAACTTTAGACCCAGAAGCTAGTTTTGATGTTGTTATAGGGTAAAAACCATTAGCATCTCTTACAGTTTCAAATGTAAAATAACCGGACCCACTTAAATTTGGGGATTGACCTGTTGTATTTTTTGGTCTATACAAATAAAAAGTATAGTTACCTCCGGCTAATAATTGGTTTTTAATAAGTGTACCTGCCCCCTTTAATTCGTCAGCTGTATATTGCATTATGAAATATTTTATTATAAATATATAAAAAGAAAACAAAGATAATGCGCAGGAGATTTGGCTACACGGGATATTATTCGTATATTTACCATGTTGTAATAATAAAGTTGCAACGCTAATTAAATAAAGGTTATGACAAGTACAGAAGTTAAAAATTTCAGAAATGATTTTCAAAATGCGGTTACAGAATTGCAAAAAAAGTATGGTGTTAATATTAGCACAGGTGCTATCCGTTATTCAGATAGTGAATTAAGATTTAAAGTTACTGCTCGTAAAGGTAAAGTTACCCCTAAATTAACAAAAGAAGCTTTCCAAGTAGGGGATAAAGTTAAAATTAACCATAAAAGTGCTAAAGGTAAAGAATGGTTAGTAGAAAAAATCATGTCTAAAAACATCAGAGTTTCCGAAATAGGTGGGTTTGGTATGGTTAGAGTTTCACCAAGTTTATTAGAAAAGCTTTAAAAGTAATGCACGGGGAGCTTGGCTCCCCAGGCAGTCCTTCGTATATTTACGTGTTCGAATGTTTCGAGCTATTAAAATTAATTATTTAAAATAAAAGTTATGTTAGATTACACAAATTCAGAGTTTAAAAGTTTAGAAGAGTTAAAAGAAATTGCTCCTAGTATTTTTACTACAAAAGGTGCAGAAAGTACTTCAGATAAGTACACACATATTCCTACTGATCAAGTGATCAAAGATATGGAATTATTAGGTTGGGGTGTTGTTGATGCTAAAGAGGTTAAAGCCCGTGAAAATGTTGGTTTTCAAAAGCATTTAGTTGTTTTTAGAAATAATGATGTTGTTATTAATGGAGAAGATGGTGATACGGTTTACCCACAAGTATTACTTACAAATTCTCATGATGGTAAAAATTCATTCCAATTTACAGCTGGGTTGTTTAGAATGATTTGTGAGAATGGTTTGGTTATAGCTACAGATACATTTGAGGATGTAAAGATCCGTCATATGGGTTATGATTTTTCAACTTTACAAGATACTATTAAAGAGATAGTTGAAAGATTACCTTTAACTGTTGAAGCAATGAATAAGATGAAAGAAGTTGAATTGCAAGAAGAGCAAATGTTTGATCTTGCTAAATCATTTCTAGATATTAGAGTAGAAGGTACAGAAAATACTTTCAATGATCAAGCAATTGAAGAAGTTTTAGAAGCTCAACGTAAAGAAGATGAAGGTAATATGCTTTGGGAAGTATTTAATCGTGTTCAAGAGAATATTATTGAAGGTAATTTCGAATATATTACAAAAACAGGAAAAAAACGTCAAGCTCGAGTTATTAAAAATTTCAAGCAAGATCAAGACGTAAATAAAAAAATGTTTAGTAAAGCATTAGAATTCGTAGCATAATGAAAAAGTTAGTTTACATAACCTTAATAAGTTTCTTCTGGGCGTGTAGCCCAGAGGAGCTTGTTTCACCTTACCCTTGTTTAGATGGAAATTGTAATGTACAATTTGCAATAGATCCACTAGTATCACCCGGGGTTTACCAAGATACCAATGGTTATTGGCATATTTCACATCAAGGTATACAATATTTTACTTTAAAAGGTAATACAAGTGAATTACACCCAGATTATGTTATAAATGGGGTACCTTTGATTGAAACTGTTTTTGATTCTAATTATTGGGTATGGGTAAATGGGATTACTTTTACAGTCCCCTTATATAGTGTATTAGGGTATTTTGCAGATAGTAACTTTAATAACCCAATCCCAATAGGTAATTTAACATACACAATTGAAGATATAGCTAATAATCACCCCCCACTTAATATAGCAGGTTATTCATATAATCCTAATTCTGATGTTAATAGTTTAGGTACTAATAGTAAGTATACTTATAAACCTCAACAACAAATATTTTTCGACAATCAAATGGTAGGTGATACAGCTAAGGTGTTTATTAAAACTATATTTCCTAATAGTATAGAAGTAGAAAAAGAATTTAAAATAATATTTGAATGAGTCTAGATAAAATTACAGTTAAAGAAGCTAAACAGTTTATTCCATTAAAAGAAAATTATGGAAACACGGATTTAGAACACGCTAAATATTTTACCCTAACTCCCAGCGCAAAAGGGGATGGATGGGAAAATGTAACGTACTACACCGATAAAAAATATGGGTTATATGCGGATAAAGGTAATGGGGATCAATGGGTATATATTTTATCCAACCCAACACAACCAGGATTATTAAAAATAGGTTATACTAAAAAATCCCCTGAAGATCGAGCTAAACAGATATCATCAGCAACCGGGGTTGCCTTACCATATAAAGTAGAATGGGCATACCAATGTTTTAATGGGGAAATGGTAGAAAGAGAAGTACACCATAAATTAAAGGCACAACGTGTCAATAGTAGTAAAGAATTTTTCCAAATTAGCTTGGAAGAGGCAAAAGAAACAATTAACTTAATAGGAAGTAAATTTAAATAAAATGACAAAACAAGAAGAATTAGATCAGCAAAAGGCAGAGTTAATTAATGATTTATTAGCAACATCTACTGTAATGGAGGAAGTTTGGAGATACCATCCAGAAAACCCAGAAAAAAAAGACGTAATAGAAGAATATAATATTCTAAAACAAATTCAAAAAGATATTGAATCTGAATTAGCAGAATTAAATAAATAATGTATATTTATAACTAAACGTTATTATGTACATTTATAAAGCAAAATGTGAAAGAGTAGTAGATGGGGATACCATTGATGCTATCATTGATCTTGGTTTTAATACTTGGAAAAAGATAAGAATTAGGTTAGTTGGAATTAATGCAGCAGAATCTAGAACTAGAGATCTTGAGGAAAAAGCAAGAGGACTAGCTGCTAAACAATATGTTAAAGATATTCTAGCCAAACATAATAATAAATTTGTACTACACTCACAAGGTGTTGGGAAATATGGTAGATGTTTAGGTGATATATTTTTAGAAGATGTTAAATTAAATGATTTATTAATTACAGAAGGACATGCTGTAGCTTATTTTGGAGGTAAAAGATGATAGATAAAGATAAAATATTTAAATTATTTGTAGAAGGAAAAGAAATTGATGATGATAAAACTAAATCTGAAATAAGGGATTTTATGAACGGTCCTTTCGCTAAAATAGGAATGTTTGTCAAATTAATCCAAAATCATGAAGTATTTCACCGTAAATTAGAAAAATTCTTAAAAAAAGAACAACCTAATTATAATGTTAAATCTACAAAAGAGGCATCTGAGTTTACTGTTTATAATAGGGCTTGGTCTTATATTAAAAATATTAGTTTAGATAGTCATGATGATGTCAATGCTATTATAAATTTTGATAATAAAATATTTTCTAAAGTATTAGGTAATGCAATTCAATTTTTTGAACAATATGAAGAATATGAAAAATGTGCACATCTTTATAAAATAAAAGAAGTAGTTAAAGAAATTTAAAAATAATTAGGATATACAAAAAATCCCTCGTACATTAGTATTACAGGTTTTGTAAGAAAAGGGAATAAGAAGGGATAGGAATAAAGGTAATAAGGGGTTAAGGGATACCCTGTTAATAATATAAATTATGAAAAATAGAGAATTGTTATATAAAAAGTTAGAAACTTTAGATCATACATTAATAAATCTTCAACGCATAGTAAACACTCAAGAACCAATTGAATCTTATAGAGCCAACATAATTAAAGCTCAGGGAGTAGCTGAAGACATTAGATCTATGATTGAAAGGGAACCTCGTTCACATTCAGAACAAAATAGTTCAGTTAGATAAAGTGGGTAGGTTTAACAAACTTATTAATGCCTTTGGTAATTTAGATTTAATATATGAGGGTATTAAAAATAAAGTTTTTGTTAAAGATGATGTAGAACAAATAGCTAAAATTAGATGGGATATTTGCACAAGTTGTAATTTATTTGATATTAAAGGCACTCACTGTGTCGTTCCAGGTACTCAACCTTGTTGTAAAGATTGTGGATGTATCCTTACTTTAAAAGTTAGATCTTTATCAGCATATTGTCCTAAAAACAAATGGGCTGCTTTCATGCCTAAAGAAATGGAAGAACAATTAAAAAATAATATAAAATAAGAGTTATGAAACTAACAGCAGAACAAATTCAATCAAATTGGGAAATATTCTTAAATAATATTAAAACCCATATCCCAGGAAACCGAGGAGAACAATTACTTAATTTTTATAAAAGATATGAAGAGCGCATTATATTAATGCCTGCTGCTCATAAAAAAGAATACCACTCAGCATTTCCAGGAGGGTATGTTGACCATGTAAACCGAGTGGTTCGTTGTGCTTTAAAGCAATACGAATTATGGAAAGAAGAAGGTGCGGATGTATCTACTTTTACATTAGAGGAACTTGTTTTCTCTGCTATTAATCATGACTTGGGAAAGATGGGGGATAAAGACCATGAGGCTTACATCCCCCAGACTGATCAATGGAGAAAAGATAAATTGGGTGAGGATTATATGTTTAATAAAAAATTAGCATTTTGTTCTGTACCAGATCGTGGGTTATTTTTATTACAACAACATGATATTACCTATTCATTTAATGAGATGGTAGCTATTCAAACACACGATGGTTTATATGATGCTGCTAATGAAAAATATTTAAAAGCCTTTATGCCAGAACAAAAACCTCGAACATCTTTACCTTATATCTTACACCAGGCAGATATGATGGCGGCGCGTATTGAATTTGAAATTGAATGGTTACCTAAATTTTCTAAAGATAACGTGGAGCAGCCAAAGAAAAATTATACATTACAATCGAAAACTAGTTCTAAATCCAAAGCACTTAATACTATAGCAAGCTCTGGGTTAAAAAATATGTTAGATAGTTTATGATATTAGAAATTACTATTATAGTTTTAGGTTTATTAGTCGTTATCCTTGGATATACGACTTTTAACCTTTTACGTAAAAATGAAAGAACAGAAGATATTATAATCTCCCAACAGGAATTTATTAATAAAGTAGATGAACAAGTCACATTTTCAGAAAAAAGGTTAGAACAAATAGATGAAAAAGGCATATTCAAAAGCGATGATGAAATAGGTTGGTTTTTTAATGAAATAAAGGTTTTACAAACAGGTTTATCTCAGTTTAAAACTAACTCCCAAGAAAAATGATCCAAAAAAGAAAAAGAAGGAAAAAAAGTAAAAACTATTTTACCCAAGAAACAGAAGATTATATAGTAAAATATAATAACTTAGACTCAGTAAAAGATTCGGAAAAAAGAAGTAGAATTTATGAAACTCATATACATTATGCTTTTTTTAAACTTACCCAAAATATAATACATACTTTTAAATTTTACCATACAGAGGTTAGTAATTTAGAGCATTTACAACATGAAATAATAACATTCCTACTATCAAAAATACATTTGTTTGATCCTTCAAGAGGAGCAAAAGCCTATTCTTATTTTGGTACGATAGTTAAACGATGGTTAATATTATATAATACTAAAAATTATAAAAAGAAAATTAATAAAGTTGGGGTTGAAGTACTAACTGGAGAAAATTCATCTCATGTTTATACACAAGGGGATGAAAAAGTAAAAAGTGATTTAGATAAATATGTAGACATTTTTGTTGACCATGTATCAGAAAATATATTTGAGTTATTCCCAAAGAAAAATGATGCTCAAATAGCGGATGCAATTTTAGAACTATTTCGTAAAAGAGAAGATTTAGAAGTATTTAATAAAAAGGCACTTTATATTTACATAAGAGAAATGGTAGATGTAAAAACTCCTAAAATTACTAAAATAGCTGATAAACTTCATGGTATATTTAAAGAGCAATATATTTTTTATTTAGAAAACGGTTACGCTAGATTCTAACCCCTTCCTATATCCATATTTATAATAAAATAACATTATGGGATCATTAGATAATATTGTATTTAAAAAGAAAAAATTCTCGGATATCCTAAGCGAAATTTATGATAACCAAAAGAAAAAAGAAACCCAAATAACAGGTTTAATTTCAGAATTAAAACCACTTATTAATGATATAGGTGATGCTACTTTAATCGTTCCACTTATTAAAGAATATATGGAAATTGGCGTTCGTAACGATGAACAATTAATTAAAATGGCCACTATAGTACAGCGTGCGCTTAATAATAGTGGTGGCGAAGAATCAATGGGAATAACGGAAGAAGAAAAACAACAATTAATGGAGGAATTAGATAAACTTAATACTAATTTCGAACAAAAGAAAGATGGCGCATAAATATGGATTTGCTTCGGTTAACTCTCAATTAAATACTGGGAGAGATAATCAATCAACTACACAACAACAGCTTAATGCTTTAGCTTCTAATATGATATCTGCTAGAGTAACAGATATTATCTTGGATGATCAACACCCTAAATTTGAAGATTATGGTGAATGGAATGCTGTTGGAACTATCTTTTTTGAAGCTGTTGAGGGTTCCCCTACAATTTCATCAAACCTCCCAGACATAGCATCTCCTTTGATTCCATATTTAAAAAATTATCCCCTAGTTAATGAATTAGTATTATTATTTTTATTACCAAATAATCAAGTAAATTTAGGTAGTAATACTAAAAAATATTTTTATATTAATCCTATTGCTATTTGGAATACTCCCCATTTAAATGCCTACCCTAATTTAAATAGTTACCCATCATCACAACCTTCACAACAAAAAAGTTATCAAGCAATAGAACAAGGGCAAACTAGAAAAACATCAAATGAAGAAGTAGAGTATGCTTATAATTCCCCTCTAGTAGGAGGTACTTTTATTGAAAGATCAAATATTCACCCTCTATTAGCTTTCGCTGGGGATATTATTACAGAAGGTAGATGGGGTAATAGTATTAGACTAGGCAGTACTGCAAAAACTGATAGTATTTTATATGGTAATAACTGGTCTAATATAGGAGAGGATGGTAATCCTATCACAATAATAAGAAATGGTCAACCTGAAGATGCTAGTGAAGAAGGGTATTTACCTATTATTGAAGATATAAATAAAGATTTATCTTCAATTTATTTAACCTCAAATCAGGCAATACCCCTATCCTCTTCTATAACTAATAACCCATCTATCAGTAATAACCAACCAGAATCTGTGGGGTCTTATCAAGGTAGTCAAGTAATACTTAATTCAGATAGATTAGTATTTAATACTAGGACTGATAGTATAATATTAAATTCCCAAAGTACTATATCATTAACCTCAATAAATACAACGGGTATATATTCTCAAGAAGGAGATGTTGTTTTACAATCTTCAAAAAATAATATTAGATTAGGAGATTCTACGGCTAGTGAATCAGTTGTACTAGGAGATACTTTTTTAGATGATCTTGCTGATTTATTAAGGAAATTACAAACTTTAGGTCAAACATTATCAACAGAACCTAAAATATATGTTAGTAGTGGTCCTGCTGGTTCTTTAAAAACTCAAGCTTCTAAAATGTTAAATAACATTAAAAATTATAAGTCTAAAATTGTAAAATCTATATAATGGGAGAAGAAGCACTTTTACAATTAGCGAATAAATTTTTAGAAACTGATAGTGGTAAATCATTATTAGGAGAATCCTTAAACATTTTAGATATAACTAATAGAATACAAGACCTTTCTTCTAAATTTAATATTGATTTATCCACTTTAGAAGAATCATCTTTAGATAATATTAATTTATCTTTGGGTTCTAATTTAACTCGAGAACAAAAAAGAGAAAAAAGAAGACAAAAAAGATTAAGTGCTAAAGAAAGATTACAAGAACGTTTAGATGAAGCTAACATAACCAAAGTAAATTCTGAGCAAAAAGTAAGAGCAGAAATATCACTTTTAAAAACTAAACTAAAAAGTCAAATACCAACATTACAAACTTATACTGTTACAGGCAGACTACAGGATAAAAATACAAATACCCCTTTACAAGGAGCTAAAATAACATTAGGAGTTAATCAGGATTTTATAAAAGAAGAAGCTAGTGTAGATAATCCCTTAAATGTTAGTGAAGAATTAATCCCAAATAAGGCATCAGTTGATTTAAATGATTTGGTATTTATTCCTATTCCAGGGCAAACTGCTAGAACGGATAAACAAGGAAACTTTTCAATTAAAGTTAAAATTCCTATTATACCCGAAAACCAAAAAACCCCACTTGTTTTTGGTTTACTTTATTCTAAAAGTGGATATATTCCTGGAACACAAGCTATTATAAATGGTGATAAAACAATAAAAACAAACTTATCATTAACTAGTTTAATTAATTTAAGTGAAGCAGCAGAAGAAATCTCCCAAAAGTTTAACGATGGTATTGATTTGGCTCAAGCTGGGGTTGCTGCTTTAGCAATGGATCTTTTAGATAAACTTATCTATGCCAAAAAATTTAGTATTGGTAAGTTAGTAGATAACATTAAAACAAAATTAATACCTTTAGCAATTAGTTTATTATTAGCTTTTGGCATTTCTAAATTAACACAAGCAAATAGAAAAACTTGTCCCACCCCTGAAGCTTTATCAAATGTTATTAGAACTAGAAATAGAGTTGTTAGACAATTAAACCAATTATTTAGAGCAATAACTATCAACACAGCTTTAGCTTTAGCTTTTTCTGCCCTAGCTAATGTTTTAAGAGGAGTAAGATTAGCAATGGATGCAATACCCGCCCCACAAGCAATAGGAGTTTTCCCCGCTAAAGATTTTGGGGGTTTGATATTTGCTCAACCTTATTCATTTACAGCTAAATTACAACATATAAATGATGAATTAGAAAAACTAGAGGATGCAAACAAGGGAACAAGTAGAGCTACTTTAGTTTCATTAATATTTTTAATAGCAGGAGTTACAACTGTAATATTAATATTAAAATCTATTGATAAAATGGCTCAAGAATGCGCCGAAGAAAATGGAGTAACAGACTTAGAGTTAGAAGCTATTAACCAAGAATTACTTGATTTAGCCGAAGAAGAGGCTGAAGATGGAAATCCTATAATAGGCAATGTAAATGGTTTTAATTTTAGTGTGGAAACTGATAATAAAAACCCTGTAGGAACATTAAAACGTAGATTTGCTGTTGCTAAGGATTCTAGAGGAATAACATTATTAAAGGGAGAACCTTCATTTAGTTCATCAGATCAAATTTTAATAGATGAACTTGTATTTTATATACAACAAAACAATTTAAAAGCTAACTAGTTTAATATTTATAATAAATCAATATAACATGAAATTAAGTCAATTAAAAACTATTGTAAAAGAGGCCGTAAAAGAGGCAATACAAGAGGAGATGAAAGACATTCTAATAGAAGCAGTTCGTGCTCCTAAACAACAAGTACAAGAAGTTATTCAACCTACTCAACAAGTAAAACACCAACCTTTACCTGAAGATAAAAGAATAGCAATGAAGGAAAATATACAAAATGTGTTAGGGGGAATGATGCCTGGAGCTAATGGCACATTAAGTGCTACATCAGCAGATGTACCTTTACAAATGAGTGGTCCTGTAGATACAACATCTCCAAATGGTAGCTTACCACAAGGAAACGTTAGTATGGATCAAATAATGGGTTTAATGAATAGTAAAGGATAATAGCTATGGCATTTGGAGCAAGAAGAGTATATCCTAATGATTTACGACCTAGAGTTGCTATTGGTGTTAATTTACCTTTTAGTGCACCTGGGGTGTTCCAACCTAATTATCAAACTAAAGATGCAATTAAAAATAATTTAATTAACTATTTTTTAACAAACCCAGGAGAAAGAATAGAAAACCCACTTTTTGGTGCTGGTTTAAGAAGATATATATTTACCCAAATAGAAACTGGGAATTTAGATTTTATAAAGGAAGATATCCAAACTAAATTAAATGATAATTTTCCAAATATTCAAGTTGAAGAGGTAGAAGTCTTAAGAAGTGTTAATGAAAATACAATACAAATAAATATAGTATATAGTATTCCTAATACAGGTATAAATGATACTTTAGAATTAAACTTTCGATAATGGCATTGTTAAATAAAGATATAACATATATTAATAAGGACTTTAATGATATTAGAGCTCAACTTATTAATTTCTCACAAACATATTTTCCTAACACTTATACAGATTTTAGCCCATCATCTCCTGGTATGATGTTTATAGAACAATCAGCATATGTAAGTGATGTTTTATCATTTTATTTAGATAATCAAATTCAAGAAACTTATCTACAATATGCAAGACAATTTGATAATTTGTATGATCTTGCCTATATGTTTAGTTATAAACCAAAGGCAACGGGTTTAGCAACTGTAGATTTAGATTTTTACCAACAGGTTCCATCTAAAGTAGAAGGGGTAACATTAGTACCTGATTTTAATTATGCTTTAATAATAGGTGCAAATACAATTTCAAATACTCAAACGGGTACTAGTTTTATAATAGAAGATATAATAGATTTTTCAATTTCATCTTCAAGTGACCCCACTGAAATATCAATAGCCCAAGTAGCAGGTGGAGAACCTACTTATTACTTATTAAAGAAAACAAGAAAAGCATCATCTGGTACTATTGTAACACAAGATTTTACTTTAGGTGCTTATCAACAATTCCCAACTTTAGAAATTAATTCTAATAATATAGGTGGTATCCTTGATATATTTGATTCCGATGGCAATCAATATTATGAAGTAGATTATTTGGGTCAAGATTTAGTGTATGATAGTATTAAAAATACAAATACTAATGACCCTAACACATATCAGGATGGAGATGCTCCTTATATATTAAGAACAAAATCAACAAATAATAGGTTTGTTACAAGATATTTAAATGAAACAACATTACAAATCCAATTTGGTGCAGGAAATGCATTACAAATTGATGAACAAATAGTTCCTAATCCTGATAATGTAGGAATTGGATTACCATTTGGTCAAAGCAAGTTAACGGCCGCTTACTCACCAACAAATTTTGTTTTTACAAATACTTATGGAACAGCTCCAAGTAATACTACTTTAACCGTTAGATATATAACAGGTGGAGGAACTAGAGATAATGTTAATGCTAACCAAGTAACCCAATTAAATACTGGTAATACTTTATTTAAAAATTCAAATTTAAGTAATACATCTATAGCACAATTTATATTTAATTCTCTAGCTGTAAATAATCCTATAGCCGCAAGTGGTGGTGGGGATGGAGACACTATAGAAGAAATAAGACAAAATTCATTATCTAATTTTAATACACAACAAAGAAACGTTACGGCTGATGATTATTTAATTAGAGCTTTAAGTATGCCTCCTAAGTTTGGTGATCTATCTAAGGCATATACAACAAAACCAAGCACAAAAGACCCGGACACTATTTTAGATTTATATGTGTTAGCTTATAATACAAATGGTAATTTGGTAACAACATCTAATACTATTAAAAGTAATTTAATTACATATTTAAACCAATCAAGAATGATAGGTGATACTGTTAATGTTAAAGATGCCTTTATTATTAATATTTGTGTAGATTTTGAAATAATTACATTACCTAATTTTAACAATAGTGAAGTACTAACTAGATGTATAACAGCATTACAAACATATTTTGAGGTTAGTAAGTGGCAGATTAACCAACCTATTATACTAAGAGAGATAACAGTATTATTAGATAATATACCTGGTGTTCAAACTGTGCAAAATATAAGTATTACAAATAAAGCGGGTACAAATAGTGGATATTCACAATTTGCTTATGATATAAAGGGAGCCACTCAAAGTGGTATTATTTATCCATCTTTAGACCCAAGTATATTTGAAGTAAAATACCCAAATACAGATATTAAAGGTAGAGTAGTTTCGTTAGGAACAGGAACATTTAGCACTAGTGGAGGAGGATCATCCACTGGTTATTAAAAAATAAATTATGGCAGTATATAAACTTTTTCCTTTACAAGATGCATCAATATATTCATTTTACCCTTACATGAATACAGGTATTGATGCCATGATTGAAGTAGGTAATTTAAATGTAAATATAAACCCCGTACCACAGGTATTTAGATATTTAATTGAATTTGACCAAAATGAAATTGAAGAGGTAATAGATAATAAGGTAGGGGGAACTCAATTTTCTAGTAGTTTAAAATGTTTTATAGCTAATGCCCAAGGTGTTATTTTTGATACTGAACTAGAAATATACCCCGTATCAGGATCATGGAATAATGGTTCAGGTACTTATTTAGACCAACCCTTTACATCTAATGGAGTAAGTTGGAGATCAAGAACATTTTCTGGATCAGGGGGTACTACTTGGCTTATAAATAATTTTAGTCCTTATGCTACAGCTTCCTTTTCTGGAAGTAATAATAGTGGTGGTGGAAATTGGTTTACAGGTTCATCTGATCCATATAATACAAATCTTTATGTTTCTCAATCTTTTACTTTAAGATCACAAAAAGACCTTAATGCACCCGTTACTGATATAGTTAAAGTATGGTATTCTAGTTCAAAATCAATAGGAGGATATACTAATATAGAAAATAATGGATTTTTAGTAAAATGGGAAGATGCAATTGAATTTTCAACTGCAGATGCAATCCAACCCATAATGCAATTCTACTCAGTAGACACAAATACTATTTATCCTCCACAATTAGAAATAAAATGGGATGATTCATCATTTGAAACTGGCTCATTACCCCCAATCCAAACAACAGATCTATTTGTAGCGTTGGATAGCAACCCAGGAATATTTTATAGTGAAAGTATAAATAGGTTTAGACTTAATGTTAGGCCAGATTACCCAGTAAGAAGGTTTTTAACTTCATCTATAGATACCCAAAACCACTATTTAAATAGTAGTTCAATGTACTCAGTTAAAGATTTAGATACTAATGAAACATTAATAGATTTTGATCCTGAGTTTACAAAAATAAGTTGTGATAGTCAAAGTAATTACTTTGATATTTACATGAATGGGTTACAACCAGAAAGATATTATAAAATTTTAATACAAACTACTATTAGTGGTAGTACTATAGTAAAAGATGATAATTATTATTTCAAAGTTATTAATAGATAATGGCAGAAGAAAGATTAGACTTAATTAAAGATGTTTTTGATAAAGCTGAATACATTAAAACTATAAATACAAGTTTTAGTGAATTAGGTGTTACTTCTATTACTGAAGATCAACAACTTCAACCAACTGTTGAAGAATTCTTTGGATTGTATAATTCTCTTTTTTATGATATACCCGCCCTAGGTGAAACTAATTCACATGAATACTTAGTTAAAACAAGTGGTCAATATATAAATTACGAAGAAAGAAATGAAGAGATTGAAGCACTCCAAGCAGAAATAGCACAATTAAGAAGTGACCTACTATCAGCACAAATGGATAATATAAGAATAGCAGCAGAACCATCTGAAAGTGAACAAACAAATGAAGCTTTAGAAGTATTTGAAAGAGAACTTCAAGCAGCTAATGAAAAAGTTATAATAACAAATACAAGATTATCACAAGACACTAAAACATCGCAAAATACTCCTTCCTCCGGAGGAACATCAGGAGGTGGAGGAACATCAGGAGGAACTGTTTCTGGTATTATATCTGCAGGTTCTAGTGGTGGCAGTGGAGGAGGATATTAAATATAATTTATGAACGAAAATGTAACAATACAACAATTAGATCCAAATACATTTGAATACCAAACATATTCAGATTCGGATTCTCAATTAATTGTACAATCACAATTAGATACAGTTTTTTCTGCTAGTACTGATTATATTGAATACTATGTTTATGATCAAAACCAAAATTTAATATATCCAGGTTCTACAATTCCTTTATTAGATTATGATATAAGAAATGGGGATGTACTTTTAAACCCACAAAAAGATTTAACAAATTCTGGTTTTGATATAGGTACATATAATATTTTATATACTTTTTATAGAAAAAGGTTAGCATCTAATATATCCGAAAAATATTTTATTTCTGATATTTCATCTGATAGAACAGAAATTAGGTTAGATAGTAATATTATATCTAATAATTTAATAATTTCTTCCTCAAATTTATTTATACAATATAGAGAAACAGCTGATTATTTTGTTGACTTTTACTTAAACTTTGGTAATAATCAAACAGTAATAGCTAATAATATAAAGTTAGAAACAGAAGAGGGGATTGACCCCACTGTTTTAATTAAATTATATGAACCTTTACCATCCAATTTTAACGTAAAGGACGAACTATGGGTAGTAGAAGAACTATCAGATCCCCAAGCATATGAATTAGATTTTCCTTTTGAACCCATTATAGAAGATGATTTTACTTATATAGCGGGTCCTAATTATAATCTTAATATAATACAAGAAACATCAACAGGGGGCGAAGCATTCTCATTTAGTACATTACTACAATCAGATGTAACAAGTTCAATTAATCAAATTCAAAATCTTTTAAATCAAAAAGAAATTGATATTAATATTAATTATGAAAATTATGCTAATTTTATTCATTTTAGTTCTGCTAAAATACGTTTAGAAAATTTTTATTATAAAGTAGGATTAATCGAATCCGCTAGTAATCAATTATCTCAAGTTTTTACTACAACATCACCTACATCTACTACACTTTCTTATATAGAGAGTAAAGCTTTACTTACTAATCAAATTGATAACATTATAAAAAATTTTGATGGTTATGAATCATTTTTATATTTTAATAGTGGATCACAATATTCTTACCCTAAAACAAACCAATTTCCTCCCTACCAACTAGCTCCTACAGGTAGTACAGAAGCTTTAACTTGGATTGGTAATGCAACAGTTGGAGATCCATATTATGGAGGACAAGCATTATCAGCTTCAAACTATGATCAAGATAATAGAAATTGGTTATACTGGTCTATTCCAGAATATTTAAGAGATGACCCCGCAAATGAAGGATATGAATTATTTGTTGATATGGTTGCTCAATACTATGATAATGTTTGGGTTTATACAAAAGATATATCAAATAAATTCGATGCTGATAACCGTTTAGAATATGGTATAGCTAAAGATTTAGTAGCAGATGCAATTAGAGATTTTGGTGTAAAATTATATGCTAGCAATTTTAATACAAACGATCTATTTACAGCATTTTTAGGATTAACACCCTCAGGAAGTGCATTCCCATTCCCCGAAATGACGGGTAGTTTCCCAACACCTTCTGGGTTCGAGTACGTAAATGATGAGATATCTGCTTCGAGTGATGTAGTACCATTAAATAATGTTCAAAAGCAAGTATATAAACGAATATACCATAATATACCATATTTACTTAAAACTAAGGGTACAATAGCAGGTATAAGAGCATTAATTACAGCTTATGGGATACCTGATACAATATTAAGAATAAGTGAATTTGGAGGTAAAGATAGAAATGAATCTCAAGATTATGATTTAAAACAAAATGTATTTAACTATGCATTTGATACAGGGGTATCTTCAGATAATTTTATATCATCTTCAATTTTGGCTAACAAAAAATTTTGGAACCCAAATCAAATCATTGTTACAGAGAATGGTTTAAATACTGTTCAATTCAGATTTAAATCACATGGTATTCCACCCGCTGTAGATAATGTTGCTAGTAGTGATATTAGAGAAAAACAACTTTTATGGATTAATGATAACAATGGAAATGATTTTACCCAAATAGGATCCGCTGTTGTATTAGAATACAATGGTGCAGGTTTTGTAACTGGTTCCTACTCAGGTGCCATACCAGATCCATATGATACTTGGGGTACATTAAAGTTTTACCCTGATTTAGGATTTTCTAATCAGTCTATAGATATATATTTACCTTTCTTTAATGAAGATTGGTGGTCAGTACAGATGAATTTTACTGGAAGCGGAACTAATACAACAGGATCTTTATTTGCCGCGAATAAAATAGATGGAAAAATAGGATTTAGTGGATCGGGCCAACTTTTAGGTGTGGATTCAAGAGGTTGGCAAAGAGGTGATTTTGGGGCATTAAATCTTGATAGTAATAGAACAATAGTTGGTAATA